TTAGTTGCAGGAATTTCGCAACGCTGCATTCCCTGTCTGAAGTGCTACCAGAGGCAACAAAGGAGGCTGAGAAGTGAAACTCGCCGCCGCATTACGACGTAGCCACAAAGAGGGCGCTCTAACTGAGGACGCTGCAAGGATCGCTATGGATATAGCCAGGGGCTACATGATCAAGCTTCAGGCGTCCAAAGGCTGGCCTTTCTACGTCGTTGATGATGGTATGGGCGCGTTCGTGGATCGGCTCGTGAGAAAGTGGCAAAACATCAACCCCGATGCCAATCCAAGAGGGTATTGTATGAGAATGGCGTCTTCTTCCGTCTATGATCAGCTGCGAAAGTACGACGCTGTGAGGCGAAGAGATGAAAAAATAGAGAAAAATCAGGATAAAAACCCTACTTTCCCATTCGATTATGACGTAGAAACCGTGCTGAAGCGGGCAGGAGTTAAAAACGGAAGCCATTTGAGCCTGGAAGGACGGCGCAAAGTGCGAGAGGAAGGGCTAAGGCTGATCGCCGCTGGAGTAAAAACAATGCAGATCGTCCGGACAATCGGAGTTTCGAGAAGGACGGTCGCAAACTGGAGAAGAAACAATGAGTGAAAAATCACACACACCAGAAGAGTATTCGAAACATAAGATCAACTGCCTGGAGGAGGAGCGGGATCATTACAGGAAAGAACTCAAAGCCCTTGAGCAACTACGAGAAGACGACGCAAAGGCGTATGCTGTACTTCATGAGAAGTGCGAGAAGCTTGAGGAAACTGTAGAAAAGCAAACGGTGTTTCTAGAGGAGGTTCATGAAGCCACCGGAAAACATTGCAACGATCATGCAGGCAGCGCCACCGGCTGAGAATCTGGAGGGGTTAAAACTTGAGTACAGGCTACCTAAGGAGGGTGAAAATACTTGGTTTTATACCAATAAACCTAACGAGGGATGCGCCTGGGGTGCAGCTGGAAAGCACTGGCAAACATTGTTCCTTGTTCGTGTTCCTATCGTCGAATGGATCGAGAACGACGACATCACAGACGAGATGGTCGTTAAGGCTGGAGGAAGGGTGCCGTGTGAGGTGAGGGATCGCGAAGAGTGCGAGTGGGTGAGTGAAACACTGCTGATGGTAGAAGAAGAAATGACGTGTCGTTTCATTACCGTAAACACAAACAGAATTAAATGCCGCATCAAAAAATCAGATCTAACCGGAAAAATGATCTAAAAAGGGGGAGACTATAGTGGGGGTGTGGATGCTGGACCGTATAAAGCAGTAGGAGAACACAGAATAAAGAGGACACAATGCCAAAAGGTAAAGAGATACCTCCTTTCAAGGAGCCTCAAACAGAAAAGCAAAAGCAATTTTGTCACGAGTTTAGAAAAGACAGGAATATTACCAAAGCAGCTATCCGCGCTGGATGCCCAAGAGCGTCCGCTCATACTATTGGATGGAGATGGTTGCAGAAAGATGCGATCAAGGCATATATCGAGTATTTGGATGAGGAAGAAAGGAAGAGAGCCAACCTCACAAGAGAGGATTTAGTCCTTCTCGCAAGGGAGATAGTGCACGCTAATCCTGCTGACTACCTGGACGATTCCGGCAAGGTCACATTCAACCACGACTCACCCAATCGCAGAGCTGTATCGGAAATCACGGTAATAACAGATTCAGAGGGCGGGACAGTTACCAAGCTCAAGCTCCGCGATCCTTCCGTTGCTGCTGAACGAGTGTCAAAACTGCTCGGCCTCGACGCACCGCCACCGCCTGAGAAGAAAGAGATCACATTCAGGGTGGTTAGAGGGGAAGAAAATGAGAATAGTTAAGCGCAAAGAATTCCTTACCCTTCCTTCTGGCACGGTCTACCAGAAATACGATGACCTTTCTGCCGCTGGTGAGCTTCACGTAAAGAGGGAGACTTGTGGTAATGATTGGATATGCACAGCTATCGACGGTCATCACTTAGCCGAAGTCCCAAGCGGATCAGATTGCACCTATGCCATGTATTCCTGGGAAAGGGGCGAAGATCTTGGTATCGATATCGAGAGATGTTACCGCGACGGGCTATTTGAGAAGGAAGATGAGATGTCTTTCCTTGTATGGTCGAAAGAGGATGTATCTAGGCTCATTAAACTGCTGGAGGTAGCTAATGGCTGAGAAGACCGTACGCCGCCTGTGCATTAATTGCGGGTTTCAGAACTCCCGTAACATCACTCTTTGCACGTTCTACGATAAAAACTTAGTGACGGGTGAGCTGACCGATGCAGCGCCGAAGACTTGCAGATCAATGAGGAATAACAACGGTGACGAAGGTTGCGGAGTGGTAGCAAAGTTCTACTTGCGCAAGCGTCGGCCGAGAAGAACAAAAACGGAGGACTGAGAAGTGGAAACTATTATAATTGTTTTGTGTGTAATTCTTATGGCGTGGGGCGCTGCCGGTGTGATCCTGTCAGTTTTGAGGTGTGGTTATCCCAGAATCGAGGAGGTCAATACATTCACTCCGACCATTTCCGTCAAAGTTTGGAAGGCTAAAGACGGCTGGCGGTGGAAGGCTGGGTTCCTATCAGCAAAGCATAATTATGATGAGGTCGACTGGAAGTGTGACTCAACAGAGGCTTACGATACCGAGCGCGAGGCTGAAGCAAGCATGGAGGTGTTTGTCTGCCGCGGCTGGGAGCCTGTTAAGGTGAGGGAAGTTCTATGAGTATTTGTGTCGTAATCAACACGCATAAGGCTTACCTGCCGTACCTGGCTAAGGCGATAGCAGCGGTAGATCGGCAGACTGTCCAGCCTGACCAGAAGATACTGGCTTATGATGGAATGGCTCCGGCACATGATGACCCTAGAAACAGGGTTCCTGATGGCTGGGATGTCATCAACGAAAACCATGGCAAGCCAAACCCTCTCCGCAATGCAGCCCTTGAGGTGTGCCGGTGTGATTGGATCATCTTCGCGGATGGTGATGACGAAATGCACTCGGAATATGTCGGGCAGTGCCGGAACGCTGTTGATCGTGTTCGCGGTGATGTCGGGATAGTTTACAATGATATCAGGTATGTTGACCAAGGTGCAAGCCTCAGAACTCCTGAGTGGGATCACCAAGCATACTGGCGGCTTCGACAAAAGAACTTTATCAGCTCAACCTCATGCTGGCGCGTCAAGGCAATCAAGGATGCTGGCGGATGGTCGAAGCATACCAAGTGCTATGATGATTATTCCCTCGCCCTGGAGGTAACACGTCGCGGCTGGCAGTGTAGGAAAGGGGCCGGTGTTATCATGGTTAGAGATCACCCCAAGACAGAGCACAGGCGCAAGACAGGAGCACAGGACAGCTTGAAGGTTTTCCCGCATGTCTGGTATCATCGAACCTATACCATGCTTACTCTCATGGCAGGACGTATGCGAATGCTCCAGCCGTGGGCGAATTGGATACATGAGGCGCACAACTCCGGTAACCTACCGCCTAACTTCCAGGTGATTGCTGTCAACGACTCCCGCGATGAGGGGTTTAGGAAAGCATTGCATGAGGTTGCTGCTGACTTGCCTGTCCCTGTTGCGGTTCACAATGTTCCGAGTGAGGTTGAAATGTTGCGCGAGCCTATCACATTTGCCCGCGACCGGACGCCGGCGCATCGGCATGTTGCCAGGATGTACAACTATTACCTGCACAATATCGATACTGATTTCCTGCTGATGTTTGAGGATGACATGGTTCCTCCAAAGGACGGGCTCCGGAAGCTCGCCGAAAGGTGGGACTATCACAAGCGGCCGGCAGGAATTGGAGCGGTGTATTTATCCAGGCACAACCGCGATAAGCCGAAGACGAAAGCCTCAACAGTCGTCGCGTCAATGCATCGGAAGTATTGGCGGTGTGACGTCAAGCTTGGTGATGTATCCAAGACTGACCTCCAGGAGTTCAGGCAGATCGCCGGCGGGTTCACGCTCTGGAACATGGGAGTGCTTCAGTTGATCGATGAGGTCAAGTACGGCAATCTGCCCAACGGCGGGCGTCCGTACGGCTGGGACACTGACTTGAGTAGAAAGTGTGCGCACGCTGGGTGGAAACTCTATCTGGCCGGTGACGTGTTCGCAGAACACAAATACATGGAGTGTGATCAATAATGGAAAAATTGAGCGAGAAGCCCAAGTTTCGCAAGAACTGGAAGAACTGGCAGGAAGACGCAAGCCGGGTGAAGGATAAGAAGACGTACGGCAAGAAGATTGACAAGATCTTTGGCCATCGTTGCGAGAAGTGCGGCGGCGAACGGATCAACGGCAGCTTTTACCACATGGTGGGGTGTCCGGATCATCCTGACGCAAAACAAAAGCGCCTGATATACGGGTGCGATGCGTGCAATGATACGGGCTATTATGGCGACAATGGTCCTGGAATCGCCGGTAACGGAGAATGGCACGAATGTGACGAATGTACAGTCTCGGATCGATGTCGCCGGACTCACGTCCAAAACTGCGCCAATTGTGAGGATTTTAGTTGCGGCGATAATACGAACGCAAAGCCTGAGACTCAGGAAGAGACCCAAAGCAATCACAAATTCAATCCACGTCCAGGGGTTAGACTATGATTAGAACAGTATTGATAGAAGCCAAGGAGCGCGCCGACTACGTTCAGCATGCGCTTGACCTCGTCAAACCTAAGACCGTTCTAGACCTGGGAGCCGGTCACTGCAAGTTTTCAATCCAGGCGGTCGAGCAGAAGTACTGCAAGAAGGTGTATGCAGTAGACGCCAGGACGGAGCGAGTTCCCAAGCTTCCCAAGGGTGTGCTGTTCTCTCAAGGCAATGTGCTTGAAAGCGCCTGGCAGAATATTGGGGCTGATCTCATTATGTGCCTGGGCTTGTTCTATCATCTCACCATTGACGAGCAAGAGTTGCTGCTTTCCAAGTTGGTGTGCTCTGGTGCTACCACAATCCTCCTTGATTCTCATTACATCACTGAGGAGGTATGCCTTGAATCCACATCAAAGAGCGGGGTTGTATACCATGGCAAGCCGTACGCTGAGGGGACCAAGGAAGATCTCTTGACCAGGCTCAAGGCTTCTGCTACCTCAACGGTCTCATTTTGGCACGTCTTCCCGTCATTGCTCGGCATGCTGGATGATCACTTTTCGGAAGTCCGCGTAATTCTCCCCGAGTCCAGCCCCGGCCGCTGCTTCTTCTTGCTTGAGGTCTAATGGACATAAGCGCAACAGTTAATTTCGACCGGTTGATGAGCCTTCCCGCGGACGCTGAGATAGTTGTTCTTGAGGGCTCTACTCGTTCGAGCAAGACGATCAGCGTTGTTCAGTTCCTTATCCTCCAATGCCTGAACATCGATAAGACTGTTGTGCGCTGTTTCAGAAAAGACGGCGTGACTCACGACAAGACAACGGTTGCTGACTTCCGCTTTGTTATGGGTCAGTTCGGCGGGCAACAGGGCGACGCTGACTACTGGACGACTGCCGGCCGGTGGAATGAGGTAAAGAAAACCTACACGTTCAACAACGGATCAACCTTCAGCTTCCACGAAACCAAGAACGTCGGCACGCTTCACGGCATGGCTTGCGACTTCGCCTGGTTCAATGAGGTCATGGAAATCAGCTATGAGGCATGGAAGCAGATCGTAATTCGTTGCCGCAAGATGAAGATTGTCGACTTCAACCCGTCATTCAATCACCATTGGGTATTCTCGAAGATCATGACTCAGGCCGGTGTTTGTCATTACCACTCGACATACAAGGACAATCCATTCCTCAGCCCGGCTCAGGTTCGCGAGATCGAGAAGTATGACCCGAGCAATCCTGAGAACGTTCGCGCCGGCACAGCCGACCAATGGTATTGGGATGTGTATGGACTCGGCAAGCGAGGTAAGGTTGAGGGTGCAATCTTCAAGCTCTGGACCACGACGACCGACTTCCCTGAACCGCACATGTGCCAGCGTTGGGGTTATGGCTTAGACTTTGGCTTCCATCCGGATCCGGCGGCGCTGATCGAGTGTGCGTTATATCAAGATGGTCTCTACCTGCGCGAGCATCTATACGAGCAGAAATTGATCCCCACGAAGAATATCACCCGTCCTGGTGAGCCATCGATTCAGGGTCGGTTTGAAGAGATGAACCTGTCGAAGGAAGCGAAGATATACGCTGACTGTTCTCAACCTGGAACCGTTCACGATCTTGCATTGTGCGGCTATAATATCGTAGGGTGCCACAAGCCGCCGGGATCTGTATTAGACGGAATAACCCTGTGCCAGAAGTTTAAGCTGTACGTTCATCATCAGAGCATGAATCTGCAGGCGGAGCTTGAGCACTACAAGTGGAAGCAAAAGAACGATGGAACCTGGTTGCAGGATCCGGAGGACAAGTGGAATCATTTGCTCGACCCGTTGAGGTATTGGGGGAGGACAAGTGGAATCATTTGCTCGACCCGTTGAGGTATTGGGCGTCGGCAGAGGTGGCGCACTACCGGCCAGGCGTTAAGCGCGCCAGACCAGCACAAGCAAGAAGTAGGATCAATAGAGGGGGCAGGTATTGACCACCATCCGCATAGCAATACCATCCGGCCCGTCTGAGTATGAGCAGGTTTACGACGAGATAGCCGATCATTACGACTGGTCTGAGCTGTTGCCGGACATACAACCGCCGCGTGAAGATTTCTTCTGGTGGGCGCATAAGTTCACCTGGTGTTATGCGGTATGGGTCGACGATCAGCTTGCCGGTTACATCCTTGTCAGAGGCATCAAAGACGGTGAGGGCGAGTTGCATGTATGCCGTCTTCCTGGGTTCAGTTGGGTCGTCCCTATGGCATGGCGTCCAAGGTGGGGCGTCGTGAGTGATCAGGTCCACACCTTACACGCGTATACTCCAGTAACTAATAGAAGGCTGGCGAGGCTGGCCGAATCATATGGTTTCGAAGTTACAGAACACGAGGATTATTTTCATGGGAAGCTCACCAAAAGTTAGACAGCCGGCTCCGCCACCTCCAGCGGTTCCCCCGGTCACATCTGAAGACGCCAACGTAAGGATGGCATCTGATGCAGAACGCCGCCGCCAGTCCAGACAGCAGGGCCGTCGCTCTACCAAGTTGGTCGACTCGACAACTCAAGGGAGTGACCTTTTAGGATGAGCAACGAAAAGGACGCTAAGTTTGCCGGTGAACTCCTGGACGCATTGGCTTCACTCAAGTCGCAACGCGGCGTCCTGGATACTCTCTTGGAGGATTGTGCATTCTTCTGCATGCCCGGTCACTCTAATATTAAATCCCACACCCAGGAAGCAGAGGGGGACAAAGAAAAACCTTCGGACTCGCATGGTGTCTATTGTGCTAATACCCTGGCTTCCTACCTGTTTTCGAATACCGTTGCAATGGGCCAGAAATGGTTCGGTCTACGGGCTGAGAATGAGGAGCAGAACAAATCAGACGACATTAAGAAGTGGCATAGCGAGGCAGCAGATAGGACGATCAAGGAGTTAGGTGAATCAAACTTTTCCCTTATGGTGCATGAAGCATTGATTCAACTGGCCGTGTTTGGAACGGCTGTCATGTTCGTTGACTACATTGCTCCTGATGGCCCCACGTTCCGCACGTTCAAGATGGTCGACTGTTGGATTGCTGAGGATCATCACGGCAATGTCGATACTGTTTACCGTGAGTTCCAGTATACCGCTAAGCAGGCGGTCGAAAGATGGGGCGATGAGTGTAGCCCTGAAACTGTACTGAAGGCAAAGAAGCCCGCTACGGCAATGGAAAAGCTGATGTTCGTCCATTGTGTCAGGCCCCGAACGGGCCGAGACATGAAGAAGAAAACCAACGACAATATGCCCATAGCATCGTATTACATCGAGGTTGATGCAAAGAAGATTGTAGACGAGGGCGGTTTTGAGATGATGCCCTATGCGGTGCCGAGATTTACCAAGGTCGACGGGCAGGCTTACGGGCGATCCCCGGCAATGGCAGCGATTGAAGATTTGAGGATGTTGAACCGTGCGGTGAAAGATTTCATCGACGGTGTAGAACAGGAGACAGTCCCGCCCGTTGTCCTTCCTCCTGGAGATGATCCTCAGGACTTTGACATGCGTCCTGGCTCTGAATCTTGTCCCTGTCGAGGGGTTCATTACGAGGCGTGAAGAGAAGATCAGCGATATGTTCTATCTCGACCTGTTCAAAACCCTTGAAGGAATTAACCCTTCTTCGGCGACTGAAGTTGTCGAGCGAGTCAACGAGAACATACAAGGCGTTGCCCCCGTAGTCAGTCGCCTTCAGTCCGAGCTCTACAGCCCTGTAATTCGTCGGGTTGTGAATCTCCTTGGCGACAACGGTAAGATTGACGCGCCTCCAGAAGGTTACGGCGACGAGGTCTTTTCGAGCGTCGAATACACGACCAGGCTCGATGCTAAGCTTGCAGACGTCGAGACAAACCAGCTTGTCAGGTCGATTGAACAGGCCGCACTCGTCGCTGCTAAGGCGATAGAAATCCCAACCTTGAAATACATCCTCAAGGTCGACGACGCGATACGCCAGATTTTCCACAACAACCGTGTTGATCCTGACCTGCTATTCTCTGAGAAGGAAGCCGAGGAGCGCCAGACAGCCGACGAAGCGGCTCAAGCGCAAGCCCAGGCCGCGCAGATGATGGCGGATAAGGTGAAGCCGATTGACACACAAAAGAACAGCGAGGAAGGATCCCCGATTGAGGATATGGGAGACCTCGAAGGACTCGGAGGCATTACTTGAAGAACGAAGAGAGAAAGCAACTCTTTCGCGCTGTATTCAACACAGAGCACGGCCGGTCTGCATTGAGGGAAATCCTCAGTCATTGCAGCGTCGGTAAAAGTGTGTTTGATGCTGAGAACGAAAGAAGGTCATGTTTCAATCAAGGCCGTCAAGAGGTCGGGCAGTGGTTGAAGGAACAAATAACGGAGAACTCACATTGAAGTACCCTACAATCATGTACGCACCTGAAGGTGCAGAAGGCGGCGGCGTAGTAGCTGAGCCCGCCCCAGTCGCCCCAGTTTCAGAACCTGCACCAGCGCCGGCAACAGATCCCGCTCCGGTTGCTGAAGCTCCTGGCGGTGACTTGCTCGGTGATGCAAGCCCTATTGAACCGGCTCCCGTTGCGGATCAGCCGCCGGAGAATTGGCTTGACGGTATTCCCGAATCGTACCGCGAAAACAAGAATTTCACCAAATATAACAGCGTCGAAGACCTGCTCAAGGGACATGAGAACCTTGTTGGCATGGTCGGCAAGAAGGGGCTTGTTGCTCCTGGAGCTGACGCCAGCGACGAGGTGAAGGCTGAATTCTACAAGCGGATCGGCCGGCCTGATGCGGCCTCGGATTACGAATGGGAGCCGCCGAAAGCCCAAGAGGGTGACAGTGACGGGCATCTTGATTTTGATTTAGATCCTGATGGCTTCGCTCAGACCAAGGAAGGGCTGCATAGACTCGGCCTTACTGGTGATCAGTTCAAGGGCGTGATGGACATGTACGCCAACGACATGAAGGAGCGCATGGGCGCAGAGCAGGGTAATGAAGTCGTCAAGGCAAACGAATCAAAGCTCGAACTTCAAAAGGATTGGGGCGAGACGTACGAGGCAAGGTTGCAGGACGCGCAAGCCGTTATCCGCAAGTTCGG